CCCGGGGTCTGGAAAAGGGCCCCGGGGTCCCCCACTCATAGAAAGGACACACGTGGCTAGCCGACTTATCGTCAGTGCTGATGATATTCTGAAGGCGGTCAAGGAGTCAGAGGAGTTCGAGAGGAAGGCCCTCAAGGAAGCTCAGAAGCGAGATCGAGCTGAGGGCAAGGAAACTCGAGAGGTCCTCTATCCTAACCCGGATCTTAAGCCTGGTCGAGAGATCGTGCTCGACTACATCAAGAACCCAGAGCGTCGTCGTACGCCACGGTGTTCCGTTCACCTTGAGAAGCGAACTGCGAACAACAGCTATCGGTTTGTCGTAGACGTGTCTCAGGTAAGGAATCGCGAGCTTGCGGATGAGATTGAGAAGGATCTCTTCGCATTCATGGACTATATTCTCGATGAGTACGACATTCCACGACGCATTAGAAAGTGAGCACACACATGGTTTCTCTCATCCAGGTCTCCGAAGGCCACGTCGACATTCAAGAGCTCCGCTCTCGCTATCTCGGTAAGCTGAAGACCGAGGAGGGTGTTATGCTCCCCACGTTCCTCTTCCGTGACCGAGAGTACTTCATCACGAATTTCACCCCCGCCCCGAATGACTCATGGCTCCTTACTCTGTCGAACGCTGAGGGAGCTATTACTAGACTCACTGTGAAGAACGGTGAGCTGATCAGCAACGGCTCGAAGCTGATGTTGGCCGACATGTTCCGTCAGTACTCGCCGAAGAAGTACTACGACTACTGGATCCTTGATGGGCACCAGCCGACTCCGTTCTTCTACGAGAACATTAAGTATACCGTCAAGTCATTCATGACTGTCACCGGATCCACTGATCTCTACATCACTGCCGAGCGTGAGAAGGGGCGTTGGTTCACCTTCCGGCTCGGCGATGACCTCAAGTCTAAGTTCACCCGACACCTCATGACTAACGCCAAGGGGCACCAGACCTATGACTGGGTTCTTGAGAACGCTGAGTGGGCTGCTGATGTTCATTGCTACTTCTGAGGAGGATATTATGGAGCTTAACGAGTCAGGCTGGTACAAAACCCCCAGGGTCATGAAAGGCCGCCCGTTCCTCAGACATATTACTGAGACTCGGAATTGTGGGAACTGTATGATCGTTGACTTCGGTCGTACAATTGACGTTGTCGACTGGCGGTATATCGAAGCCGACGAAGAAAGCCCCGACCCCATTTGCTTCTTGGGGAGTGAAGTCGGAGAGAACGTCTTCGTGTCAGACATCACTGAGTGGGAATTCGTACAATACCGACCGAACACAGCATGGAAGGCGATCCGCATGGACAAGAGCAACACCGAAGGTATCAACATCTACACCTTCGAGCGGACCTACAAGGAAGAGATCCGAGTTAACCTCAAGCCGGTTCTCATCCAGTATCGGAACACGTTCTGGTACATCATGAACATCGTCCCCATGTTCGTGAAGGACGGTATGGTCTGGGATATCTTCCTCAAGGACCGGAAGTACGACTCGATGGTGAAGGTGACAGTGGATGACCGACAGACCTTCGGATACAGCGCCCTGTCAAAGACCTACTACTTCGAGGCGTCTGTTCCCGAGGTCAAACAGTACACTGAGCTCGAGGACATCAAGCAACAGCTCAAGCAGGATGGAGTGTTTGAGGTCATCGTTGCTGGTGTACCGATGAAACTCGTTCGGGTCCAGGAGGTCGCGAAGGGGGTGCTCTTCTTCGTCTTCCAGGACAAGGACAAAGAAAAGCGATACTACCACGCGAACAAGGGAACCAAGCTCCGAGTCATCACTGACGTGAAGGAAGACACCGTGGAGTACTGTCTCGACCATATCAAGGCCATGCACATTGACTGAGCGCTGGAGAAATTTACCACACCCCTTCTCAAGGTATGAGGCATCTGATCTCGGTCGGGTGCGGAATATCTCGACAGGTAGGGTTCTGAGTATCCAGCGCTGTTCTGACGGAGCCCCCGGGTTCTCCTTGTATCGCGATGACTCAGGTAAGCAGACCATGGTTCGCTGTGGTGTGACTATTTGGCGTGCGTTCAATGGAGAGCCCGGGGCACGGCGATATGTCATCCACTTGAATGGTGACATGGCCAACTGCAGTCTTGAGAACCTCAAGCTGGTGTCCTACTCTGAGTACCGGCAGGCCTGGTATGATGAGTACAACGCAGAGCAGGATCGTATCTTCGACGAGACTGTATCTGAATTCGACGACTACATCTTCGGCTCTTGTACGGAGTCGGAGTCGGATAGAAAGACTCGATTTGGCTACTGAACAGTGGGTAGTACTCGATCATCCCTTTGAGAAGTATGAGGTATCAGACTTGGGGAGGGTTCGGAACAAGAGGACTGGTCGTTGTCTAAGTCCCTCTCTCGATAAGCAGACCTGGTGCTATCGGATGTACCCGGTTGGTGGCAGGAAGCAGCTCAAGCGCTCTGCTGGGGTGCTTGTGTGGACTGCCTTTGTCGGTTGGATTCCTGATGGATACTTTGTGCAGTATCGTGATGGGAACCGACGGAACCTCTGGGTGAAGAACCTCTACCTCAAGAGCAACTCCGAGTTCCGCAAGGAGGAGTACGCTGAGGGTCGAGCTGGGTTTATGCTCGAGGAGTACGAGTCTGCATTCGACGAGTGGATCTTCGGAACCTGTCTCGAAAGGAGAACACACTAACCATGACAGTTACGTATCGCCCTGAGCAGATTCAGGCGGTGCGTCAACTGCAGAACGGCAGCATCTTGGCGGGTGGCGTTGGCTCGGGGAAGACCCTGACCAGCCTGGCGTGGTACCTCACGTCGGTTTGTAACGCCGCCTCGTTCAAGAAAGGGGGGTCCTTGGCTAAGAAGAAGGTCAAGGGCTCCCCTACGCTGTATGTCATCACAACCGCTAAGAAGCGGGACTCCCTTGAGTGGGAGGAGGAAGCTGCGCGTCTCGGTCTGAGTACAGATCCTACATGTAGTTTCACAGGTTCATCCATTGTGGTGGACTCGTGGAACAACATCGGGAAGTACTCGGATCGAGAACACGCGGTATTCTTTTTTGATGAACAGCGTGCTTCCGGCAGTGGGCGCTGGGTCAAGGAGTTCTTGAAGATCACTCGTAAGAACACCTGGCTTCTGCTCTCAGCGACGCCTGGAGATGTCTGGATGGACTACCTCCCGGTATTCATGGCTCACGGATTCTTCAGGACTCGTACGGAGTTCATGGAAGACCATGTCATATTTGATCGCTTCGCAAAATACCCCAAGGTCAAACGATACATAGGGGAGGCAAAGCTGCAGCGTCTTCGTCGGAGTATCCTTGTGGAGATGCCGGTGGAGCGACACACGACTCGTGAGAGGGAGACTGTCTACTGTGATTACGACCGTGACTTGTATAAGTGGGTCGTGAAGAACAGGATGGATCCCTGGACAGAGGAACCCCTTAGAGATGCAGGTGGGGTCTGCAGAATCTTGAGAAAGGTAGTGAGCGACAATGACTGGCGTTCAGAGCAAGCCAAGCGCATACTCTCAAGCAATGAGAGGGTTATCGTATTCTACAATTACAACTATGAGCTCGATCGAATCCTTGCAGTTGCGGAGAGCCTTGGAGTGCCTACGGCGCAATGGAATGGACATCGGCACGATGCTATACCAGCAGAACCTCGATGGGTCTATATCTGTCAGTACACCTCGGCAGCAGAGGGATGGAACTGTACTAGTACCGATACGGTTCTCTTCTGGTCCCTCAACTATTCCTGGCGAGTGACGGAGCAGTGTGAGGGTCGAATCGACCGATTGAACACGCCATATTCTCGGTTGAAGTATTACTTTCTTGAGTCTCATTCCTCGATAGATGAGGCGGTTAGGCGGTCGCTGAGCTCAAAGAAGGTGTTCAACGAGAGGGCATTCGTCGGTTAGAATACGTGTGACGGATTACCAAGTGGCCATTTTTTTGGCCATGTGGCCACTTTTTCGTGTTACGGGTGATACTGATGTTACTCGTCACACGTATTGTGGCCAAAAAAGTGGCCACTTGGTGTCACACGTATTGTGGACTTTTCCTTGGAATTGCAACGAAAAGTCGGAAGTGGCCATTTTTTGTGAAATATATTAATTGATTGATTGATTGATTTTTTATTATATATATGAAAATAGGGTTTTTGGCCACTTTTTTGTCCACCCCCTAGTTTGGCGCCGTTTGATGATGTTTGATGATGTTTATCGATTGAATTTTCACATTAGCAACATCTGTAACAAAACCCCACCCAATCCAAGAATACCCCCTCTACAATACGTGTGACACCCCTCGTCGCAAACTACGCATATAATGATAAGAAGGATAGAAACAAGCCTATCCCTTCTTATAGGCTTACCCAGAGGAGCACACCATGCGTGAGTCACAATTCCAAGCACAGCTCATCAAGAAGCTGAACAAGATGCTGCCCGGGATCATCATTCTGAAAAATGACCCCAACTACATTCAAGGCATACCCGATCTGATTCTTCTCTACAAGAATCGTTGGGCAGCCCTTGAGGTGAAGCGAGGCGCCATTGCCTCAGTCCGTCCGAATCAAGCACACTACGTTCGGACAATGCATGCGATGTCGTATGCCGCATTCATCTACCCTGAGAACGAGAGCGAGATCCTCAGTGAAGTTCAACAATCACTCACAGCTTAGTGGGGCCCACGCATTCCTTTCCGCCAGTAAGTATCACTGGCTCAACTACTCTCCTGACAAACTGATCGAGACGTTCCGAACCGCCCAGGCTGCCGCAAAGGGTACCCGTCTTCACGAGCTCGCCGCTGAGCACATTCGGTTGAAGATGCGTATGCCTCGAAATAAGGTGACATTCAACAACTATGTTAACGATGCTATTGGGTTTCGGATGGAGCCGGAGCAAGTCCTGTTTTACTCGGTCAACTGCTTTGGCACTGCTGACGCTATCTCCTTTGATAAGGGGCTGCTTCGCATCCACGATCTGAAGACTGGCGTTCACCCCGCCAAGATTGATCAGCTCATGATCTACGCGGCACTCTTCTGCCTCGAGTATGATGAGCGTCCTGGGGCTATTAACTACGAGCTCCGTATCTACCAGAATGATGATATTCAGGTAGCAAACCCGGAGGGCGACGACATCGCCCCAATCATGGACACCATCATCCAATTCGACAAGCTTATCGAGAAGATCAAGGAAGAGGAGGCCTAATGGATCTCGCTCACTATGGTGTTAAGCGTAAGTCTGGACGTTACCCCTGGGGTTCCGGAAAGGACCCGCATCAGCACTCGGGCGACCTCCTCTCCACTATCAAGGACCTGAAGGCGAAGGGTCTTTCTGAGACTGAGATCGCCAAGGGTCTTGGAATGACCACCACCCAGCTTCGAGCCCAGAAGTCCATTGCTAAGAACGAGAAGCGTAAGGCTGATGTTGCAATGGTGGCCCGCCTCAAGGAGAAGGGGATGTCCAACACGGCTATCGGTCGTCGTATGGGCATCAACGAGTCCTCCGTTCGAGCGCTTTTGGACCCCACCCTCAAAGAAAGGGCGGGGAGTACCGAAGCGCTGGCCAAGGAACTCAAGAAGCAGGTTGGCAAGGATGGTCTTCTTGACGTCGGGCTCGGCGTTGAGGTCAACATGGGCGTCACAAGCACCAAGATGAAGACCGCTACCGCCATGCTCGAGGCTGAGGGCTATCATGTCCACAAGGTGAAGGTCCAGCAGCAGACGACTGGTAAGTTCACCGAAATGAAGGTCCTGGTTCCTCCGGGCATGGACTACAAGACGGTTCTGGCCAAGCGGGGCGAAATTAAGGCCCCCGGGGTCAACATTGAGGACCGGGGTCATACGGTATACGGTATCGAGAAGCCCACTGCCGTTTCCAGCAAGCGACTGAAGGTTCGCTATGGAAATGAGGGTGGTACCGATATGGACGGTGTAATTGAGGTTCGACGTGGAGTCAAAGACCTCTCCCTCGGTTCTTCCAACTATGCTCAGGTTCGAATCAGTGTTGACGGTACGCACTACCTCAAGGGTATGGCGATGTACTCGGATGACATCCCCAAGGGATATGATCTCCGGTTCAACACCAACAAGAACCCTACCGGAAACAAACTGGATGCCCTCAAGAAGCAGACAGGTGACCCGGCGAACCCATTCGGTTCAGTAATCCGCAAGCAGCTTCACTACACTGATGCCCACGGCAAGAAGAAGCTGTCTGCGATGAATATTGTTAACGACGAAGGCACTTGGGGTGATTGGTCGAAGACCTTGAGCTCCCAGTTCCTTTCAAAGCAGCCCGTCTCTCTTGCTAAGCAGCAGCTTCAGAAGGTACGAGACAAGCGCCGGGCAGAGTTCGAAGAGATTATGGCTCTTACGAACCCCTCGGTCAAGAAGAAGCTGCTTCAGTCGTTTGCCGACTCTGTTGACTCCGATGCCGTTGATCTTAAGGCGGCAGCTCTACCTCGGCAGGCCAGTCAGGTAATCCTTCCCGTTCCCAAGATGAAGACCACGGAGGTTTACGCCCCCAACTTCAAACATGGGGAGAAGGTTGTTCTTGTCCGCCACCCTCACGGTGGACGATTCGAGATTCCTGAGCTGACAGTCAACAACAAAAACCCCCATGCCAGAAAAGCGATAGGGACTAAGGTTAAGGATGCAATCGGAATCCACCCCAAGGTGGCTGAGCGTCTGTCTGGTGCAGACTTCGACGGAGATTCTGTTCTCTGTATTCCGAACAACAGCGGAAAGGTGAAGACCTCTCCTGCTCTGAAGGGCCTGAAGGATTTCGATCCTAAGGTTATGTATCCTGCCTACCCCGGAATGACACCCATGACTTCTAAGCAGAAGCAGATGAAGATGGGTGAGGTCTCAAACCTGATCACTGATATGACTATCGGTGGTGCAAACCAGGCTGAGATTGCCCGGGCCGTTAGGCACTCCATGGTTGTGATTGATGCCGAGAAGCACAAGCTCAACTACAAGCAGTCCGAGATTGACAACGGTATTGCCGCCCTCAAGAAGAAGTACCAGGGTAAGGCAAATGCTGGGGCTTCCACTCTTATCAGCCGTGCCTCATCTGAGAAACGGGTTCCTGAAAGAAAAGCCCGGTCCGCTTCAAAGGGTGGGCCCATTGACAAGAAGACTGGACGCAAGGTCTATGAAGAGACTGGGGCTACTTATGTGGACAAGCATGGTAAGACTGTGCTTCGTACTGAGAAGTCCACTAAGTTGGCAGAGACTCATGATGCATACTCCCTTGTTTCTAAGAACGGGAGTGCTATTGAAACGGTCTATGCTAATCACTCTAACGAACTGAAGGCTATGGCTAACGAAGCCCGTAAGGCTACGCTTGCTATCCCCTCTGTTCGAAAGAACCCCCAGGCTGCAAAGACCTATGCCCCTGAAGTTAAGTCCCTCAAGGCCAAAGTAAACGAGGCCCTCCGGAATAAACCCAGGGAAAGACAGGCTCAGGTCCTAGCTGACGCAGTCATTAGGGCTAAGAAGCAAGCTGATCCAACTCTTGCCAATGATAAAGAGCGTCTCCAGAAAGCCCGGCGCCAGGCTTTAGCCGAGGCCCGTCAAAGAACGGGGGCAGGTAAGAAGCCTTTCGCTATCACACCTCGAGAGTGGCAGGCTATCCAGGAAGGTGCTGTATCACAGGCTGCACTGAACAAGGTTCTTGAACTTGCTGATGAATCAGTAGTGAGGGAACTGGCTACACCTAGGTCCCAGCCTAAGGTATCGTCCAGCATGGTGTCCAGAGCCAAGGCTATGAGTAGTAGAGGTAAGACTGCTGCTGAGATTGCTGAAGCTTTGGGAATTTCTACAACATCTGTTCACCGTGCTCTAGAGGAGGGCTGACCACACCATGGTACACACCCTCTCACAGGGCCTCTCTGAGGAGGTCTGCTATGGCTAGGATGCTGTCTACTACTGACAATCCTTACGATCCAAGAACTTCATGGGACGAATGGTTTGCTTTTGACACTGCCCACGGCTACGGTACCTGTGGCCTCCTGGCCAGGCTGTGCACATCAAGCGATTCGTTAAGTGAAGAACTTGAAATCGAAGAAATTGAAAATGCAATTGATCGAATCCTGAATCTTGATGGAACAAATTTCTATCAAACTTTCGAGATTGATGATTGAAAAATAAAAATTTCTTCGTCGACCCGGGGGAGGGGGGTCTCGCATTTAGGCCCCCCACCCTCATCGCCGCCCCCTCCATATTTTCCCCGGAGGGATATTTGGAAAGCCAATTGGGGGCTAGGTTCTAGGGCCCACAGGAAGTTTCTCGTGTGCTCCTTTCTTCCTGCTGGTCTCGCTCACAATGGGCCCTAGAATCTAGCCCTCAATTGGCCCCAAACGCCCTCTATCTAAGGAGCAACTATGGGTAAAAGGGCCGCAACACCCTCTAAACCCGCTCGAACTGTGGAACAACGAGAGGCGCAGATGATCAATCTTGCGCTTGAGCTCGCTGAGAAGCAGCTTCGGGAGGGTACAGCACCGGCAACCACGGTGAACCACTACCTCAAGCTCGCCTCCACAAGAGAACAGCTGGAGGTAGAGAAGCTGAGGAATGAAACAGCACTCCTCGAGGCGAAGAAGACGGCGCTCGTCAGCGCTGAGCAAGCCGAGAAGATTGCCAAAGAAGCCATCGAAGCCTTCCGTACATACTCTGGGGCGGGAGATGTTACGAACGTATACTGAACTGGCGCGCCTCGAGACCTTTGAGGAGCGGTTTGACTACCTGGCTCTCACCGGGCAAGTCGGTACAGCCACGTTTGGCTTCGATCGTTACCTGAACCAACGATTCTACACCTCGACGGAGTGGAAGAAGGTCAGGAACTTTGTTCTGGCTCGAGATGAAGCCTGTGACCTCGGGATCGAGGGACTTGACATCAGATACATGCCGCTAATCCACCACATGAATCCGATTCAGCCCAAAGATCTCGAGGAATTCAATCCAGACATCCTCGAGCCAGAGTTTCTCATCACGACAACCAAGAATACCCACAACGCGATACACTTCGGAGACCGATCGAGGTTGACACCACGAGTTGTTGAGCGTCGACCGAATGATCAAGCTCCCTGGAGGATCTAATGGGAACAATTCTTGAAGATACTAAGAAGGCAATCGGCATCATGCCGGGATATGACGCCTTCGATGACCAGATCCTGATGCATATCAACACTGCGCGGATGGATCTCGCACAATTGGGGCCAAAATGCGACGTCTCAATTGAGAAGGATACCGCTTGGACTGTCTTTGATTCAATCGACGACGAAGCGGCAATCAAGTCTTACATCGCCATGAAGGTTAAGCTGTTCTTCGACCCACCGGGGAACTCCTTCTTGGTTCAGGCTTACCAGAAGCTGATCGAGGAGGCAGCATGGCGACTGATCTATCAGACCGAGGGGAAGCAGAGGTAGAAGACCTCATTCACCACGGTGTAAAAGGCCAGAAATGGGGTGTCATCCGCAAGAAGGCTAGCGCTGGTCGGAAGGCCACCATCAAGGCTATCCAGAAGAGCGGGCGATTCACCGCCAACGCCACCAAGACGACCATCAAGACTGCTCGAACTGGGGCAGCTAAGGTTCAGAAGGCTAAGCAGGCTCACGATGCCAGAGTTGCCGGAAAGAAGCAGGCAAAGGCCGACGCAAAGGCCCGAAAGAAGTTCGCAAATCGCGGATACAAGAAGATCAGCGACTCCGAGCTTCAGTCCCGAATTAAGCGGCTGGAGCAAGAGAAACGCTATCGGGAGCTCAAGGCCGATCGCCACCTGGTTCGAGGTCGTGAGGTCACTCGGTCGATCCTCGAGAACTCTCTGACTAAGGCTGGAACGTACGCCGCAACCAAGGCTATGAAGACGGCTTTCGATAAGTCGTTCGATCCCGGTAAGACCGGAAAGTCAGCCGGAGAGACGCTCAAGAAAGCGGCAGAAAAGGCTAAGGAAGCAGCAGAGGCTGCGTCAGTTGTCGCCGAAGAGGCGCATAAGACATATAGTTCTACTGGTGGCCTCGATCGTAAGAAGCTACCTAAGGCGTCTACGCCAAAGCAGATCGAGAAGCCGAAGTCGTATAAGCAGACCAAGCCTTCTCCCAAGAAGAAGCGCTACCCGCGCAACCCTGGGAGCACAGCTAAGTAATGCTCTCGAACACCGCAGTACCAAAATACTACGGGCAGTTTCGAGATGCAGTCGTCCGAGGAGAGATTCCGGTATGCGAAGAGATCTCATGCGAGATGAATCGTATCGATGCTCTTATCGCAAACCCAGAATATTACTATGACGACAAAGCTGTAGAGGGATTTATCGCTTATTGCGAGAACGAGCTCACGCTGTCCGACGGAGCCGACCTCCATTTGCTCGACAGCTTCAAGCTCTGGGCCGAACAGCTCCTTGGCTGGTACTACTTCGAGGATCGCCAGGTCTTCGTCCCGTATGAGGATGGAGTCGGCGGTCGATACGAGACCAAAACAGTAAAGAAGCGCCTTACAATCAAGCAGTATCTGATCGTTGCTCGTGGAGCGGCGAAGTCGATGTATATGTCACTCATCCAGAACTACTTCATGGTGATTGACACTACAACGACGCATCAGATCGCTACGGCTCCGACCATGAAGCAGGCTGAAGAGGTGATGGGTCCATTCCGGACCGCCATCACTCGAGCCCGAGGTCCGCTGTACAAGTTCCTGACTGAGGGATCCATTCAAAATACAACCGGTGCGAGGGCTAACCGCCAGAAGCTGGTTGCTACGAAGAAAGGTGTGGAGAACTTCCTCACCGGATCCCTCCTCGAGGTTCGACCCATGTCTATCGACAAGCTACAGGGCCTTCGACCCAAGGTTTGTACGGTAGATGAGTGGCTTTCCGGCGACATCCGCGAGGACGTTGTTGGTGCTCTCGAACAGGGTGCCTCAAAGATCGATGACCCGGTCATTCTGGCCGTCTCATCCGAGGGAACCATCCGCAATGCGGTGGGTGACACCATGAAGATGGAGTTGCTCAAAATACTGAAGGGCGAATACATCGCCCCTCACATCTCAATCTTCTACTACAGACTTGATGACATCAAGGAAGTAGCAGATCCTGCTATGTGGGTTAAAGCCCAGCCGAACATTGGTATCACTGTCTCTTATGATCGGTACCAGCAGGACGTCGATCGAATGGAGCAAGCTCCTGCCGCTCGAAATGACATCCTCGCCAAGAGGTTTGGAATCCCTATGGAGGGATACACATACTTCTTTACTTACGAGGAGACGATCCCGCACCGGAAGAACACCTTCTGGAACATGCAGTGCGCTATGGGCGCCGACTTGTCCCAGGGTGATGACTTCTGTGCATTCACCTTCCTATTCCCACTGAGGAATCAGGCTTTTGGTGTAAAGACACTAGCATACATCTCTGAGCTGACGCTCATGAAGTTGCCTGGTGCTTTGCGTCAGAAGTATGATGAGTTCATCCAAGAAGGAAGCCTCCGAGTCATGGAGGGTACCGTCTTGGACATGATGGAAGTTTATGAAGATCTAGACCAGTACATCGATGAACAGAAGTACGACGTCTCGGCATTCGGGTTCGACCCTTATAACGCCAAGGAATTCGTAACCAGGTGGGAGCAGGAGAACGGCCCTTATGGTATCGAGAAGGTCATTCAGGGAGCCAGAACGGAATCGGTACCCCTTGGGGAACTGAAGAAGCTGGCCGCTGAGCGACTCCTCATCTTTGACCAGGAACTCATGTCTTTCACCATGGGTAACTGTGTCACGCTTGAGGATACCAACGGTAACCGAAAGCTGCTGAAGAAGCGCTCGGAAGAGAAGATTGACTCAGTAGCCGCTCTGATGGATGCCTTCGTGGCATACAAGATCAACAAGGAGGCATTCGAATGAGCAAGGAGGTGAAATGGGTTTAACCGACCGATTGAGCCACGCCTGGAATGCATTCACCAGGTCCCCGGACAAGAAGAACTTCACACCCGAGTATGGATCGTGGACGTTTGGAAATCCGAACCTGAACTACCGGCCTGTCGTCGGGGATCAGACGATCGTCACTAGTATCTACAACCAGATCGCTATCGACGTATCGAACGTCCCTATCCGACATGTCAAGACTGATGAGAACGGTAATCTCAAGAGCTACTACCGTAGCTACTTGGATGACTGTCTGTCTCTGAGTGCCAATATTGATCAGACTGGACAGGGGTTCTTCCAGGATCTCGTCCTGACTCTGTTCGAGGAAGGCGCTGTGGCGATCGTCCCTGTCGATACGGACGTGAGTCCTGATATGACCCAGGGATACGATGTCAAGTCGATGCGTATCGGAACGATCCTGAATTGGTATCCTCGCCACGTCCGGGTGGAGGTCTACAACGACCAAACTGGACAGCGAGAGCAGCTGACGCTTGACAAGGAATTCGTTGCTATTGTGCAGAATCCTCTGTACAGTGTGATGAACGCTCCTAGCTCGACTCTACAGCGACTGACTCAGAAGCTGCATCTGCTCGATGCTATCGACAAGCAGTCTGGATCCGGTAAGCTGGACATCATCATTCAGCTTCCATACGTCGTCAAGACTGAGCTCAAGAAGCAGCAGGCCGAGGCACGCCGTAAGGCGATTGAGGAACAGCTCGCAGGGTCTCAGTACGGTATCGCTTATACCGATGGTGCCGAGCGAATCACTCAGCTGAACCGACCTTCAGAGAACAACCTCATGAGTCAGATCCAGTGGCTCACTACCCAGCTGTACAACCAGCTCGGAATGACTGAGGATGTCTTCACCGGCAAGGCCGATGCTCGACAGATGCTGAACTACCAGAACCGAACGGTTCGTCCAGTTCTGAAGGCGATCACGGACGCTATCACCCGGACCTTCCTCACCAAGACTGCCCGAACGCAGCGTCAGCGGATCATGGCGATCGAGGATCCGTTCCTCAATGTCCCGCTGGAGGAGATGTCCAAGCTGGTCGACTCTGTCAAGCGCAATGAGATTGGTACGGCCAATGAGCTTCGCCCGAAGTTCGGCTGGGCCCAGTCCGAAGACGAGACAGCGAACCAGTTGGTGAACTCCAACATCAATCCGATGGGCGAGGAACAGCCGCCTGGTGAAGAGCCAGTCGACGAGACCCCTGCATCGGAGGTACCAATTTCCGAACTGATGGAGAGTAGTCAAAATGGCAGTTAAGTGCGATTTCTCTGGCTACGC